ACTGTGCGCCCTGAGCAGAACCCGCGTTCGGGCGTCAAACTCATCGCAGCGACCTCTGCTGGCAGCACTGGGCTGAACTTGCAAGGCGCGAACTACATCGTCCACTACGGACTGCCGCTCACGAAGGCGGAACTCGACCAGCGAAACGCACGCGCGTTCCGCAAGGGTCAACGGTTCAGCGTACACACGCACACCATCGTCGCTGAGGTGCCGAAGGAGCATCTCCAGCAACGGCAACTGGAGCAGCAGCGTCGCGCGATGGAGGCGCTCAAGCCCGCAGGGCGACACCTGATGGACGATAGCGGCACACTGCTACGGCATAGGGGGGTGCAGTCGAAATGATACGGAAACTGTTGCGGCGGTTCGCAAAGCCTGCACCACCTGCAGAGGGTCAGCAAGCGCGAGTCGGTCAGAACCGACTCGGCGCGCCGATAGCCGCGTTCTCGCCAGACGGGCGCATGCTGGCGTACCGTCTGGACGATGTCACCATCCGCGACCTCGACCGTCTGCGCCAAGACCCAGTGGTACGCGCTTCGCTACGCCTCATCAAGCTGCCCATTCTGCGCTGCGACTGGTACATCAACGCCGAAGACGACCGCGTCGGAGCATTCCTGCAGTCCGTGCTGGAGCCCCATATGTACGACTTGCTCTGGGCGCTCTGCACAGCGTTCGACTTCGGGGTCGCGTTCGTGGAGAAGGTGCTGGAGTTCCGTAAGGAGTACCGCACAACGCGCACGATGTCGACGACGCCTGCACGACAGGAAATCCGACTGCAGAATGTGTGGATACTCTCGCGTGTGGCACATCTCGACCCGTCCATCTACTGGGCGCTGGTGTATCCCACAGGCGAGTTTGCAGGCGTGCGACACCTCGTGACGCCGTTCTCACCCGAAGGCGAAATCATCGAAGAGGGACGGCTGATACACTTCGCACTCGACGCCGAGTTCAACGAGGTGTACGGGAACCCGCTGATTAAGCCCGCGCTGCCGTTTTTTGAGCTGAAGCAACGCGCCCTGCAGGATATGGCGACCTACTACTCGACCTACGCCGTGCCGACGAAGAAGGGGTTCGCACCGCCTGGCAAGACGCCCATCGGCACGACGGAATCGGGCGAGCCCATCGTGGTGGATAACTTGCAGTACCTGAGCGAGCAGCTCGATAAGCTGGCAAACGCGCACTCCATCGTGCTACCGTCACTCTATGACGCGAATGGTCAGCGGATGTGGGATGTCGAGGCGTTTGAGGTGCCGCCCGCTGTCGCTATTGAGAACTACATCCAGTTTTTGGACGAGCAGATGCGTCAAGCGATGCTGGTGCCTTCGCTGGCGACGATTCATCCGCAACGAGGCACCTACTCGCTCGGTCAGTCGCAGATCGACCTGTTCCTGCAGAACGAGGATGCGTACCTCACGCAAATCGAGTCGGTGCTGAACAAACAGTTAATCCCTGACTTGGTGCGCTACAACTTCGGGAGCGGTGTGAATGCACGGATAGTGATGCGCATCGATCACGCATACACGAAGCGTTTAGTCGAGGCGTTCGTACAGCGGCTGGCGATGGGTCAGCCCGTGACGACGGCGGACGGAGATGTGATTGTACCCGACTGGGCGCTCATCGCCGAAGACGCGGGCGTGCCTGTGCGCACGCAAGCCGCGTCGGAGATGGACTACCTGCACGGCATCGCATGGCAGGGCGGCAGGGATATGCAGGGTGATGCTGAACGGAACGGTGTGTTTGGAGGTGATGACGATGTGGACAGTGGAACGGATGCGGATTACCGTTCATCTATGCCTTATCGAGAATCCGATAACGGGCGATAAGACAGTCTGGCTGCGCGAGCATGAGGGCGAGAACCCGCCACCGCCGTGGCGGGTGATAGAGTCGCGCGAGGTGCAGGTACGCGCGATATCGTACATCGAGAGTCTGCGTGCGCAAGACGCAGCGACCGACATCGACGCAGCAACGGGTCAAGCGGTTATCTCAGCGAGTCGGTACATGTTAGAACTGCTGAAGACGGCGACTGGGCTTGACGCGGATACGATCGCATCGCTGCCTAAGTCCGTCGGCGAGAAGCTCGCGTCGATTATAACGAGGCTATCCGACCCAAACCTGATGTCGCCGAGCGTGCCCGCGTCGAACTCCTCACCAGCGACAACCCCCAGCTCGCCATCAACAGATTCGTGATTCTATGGGAGTCAGGCGATGCGCGACTCGACTTGGAACATGCTCCTGCAGGATATGCTCGGCTATGCTTTGAGCTGCGGTCTATCTGGCGCGACCGACTGCGAAACCATCTTGCTAAGTTATCGCAGGCACGGGGTTCCGAGTCGGGTGACGCGGGGTTATAAGCGTCCGCAGGATGCACGCGCCTCGTATACCAAGCTGGAGCGAGCCTTCCGCAGGGAACTGTTGGAGCAGTGGGATAAGTACGAATCGGGGCAGATGACGCTGGAGGAGTTTGAGGGCTGGTTCGCCGTGCGCATGCAGGAGGCGTTAGTGCATGCGTTCGCGCTCGGTCTGGCAGGTCGCGGGATCCGCGGCAAGACGCGGTTCACGGACGACGAGCTACGCTACCTGCATGGTCAATACTCACAGCAGATGCGCTACTTCCATCGGTTCATGCGCGATGTGCGTGCGGGGCGCGGGCGGATGCCATACCGTCAGCGTTTGGAACTGTACGGACGCGATTTGTACGGCGTCTTTATGACCGCATGGTTTGCCTACGGCGCAGACCGCTCGCATCGGTTCCTATGGTGCCTCTCACCCGATGCGGAACACTGCGAAGACTGCGTGCAACGCGCGATGGAATCGCGTGCTAAGGACGGATACACCTACGACGAACTCATCAAGCTGGGTTTGCCAGGCACAGGAAAGACGCGCTGCTTGAATAACTGTCGCTGCTGGATTCAGGAACTCACTACAGGTCAGAAGACGACGCCAAGGAGGTTGTACCCGAAGCGATGACTCCAATACCACCTGTACGGCAGTGGTTAGTGGAACGGCTCATGGAGTACGCGGGCTACTGCGAGGCGTTTGGGCTCCCGCGTCCGACGGTGTACGAATGGTATCCGTCGGAAGTGCCCTTCGACAGGTTTCCCATCGTGATGGTGGGCAAGCTGCAGACGACGCTGGTATCACTGGCACTTCCTGAACTGTTCGAACAGCGTCATGTGTATAGCGTCGTCGGGGCGGTCTACTCGCCTGACCCGCGCGAGAGCATCTTGCAACAGGAGTGGTACGCCGACCTCTGGCTGGACTATGTGCATCAGCATCCGCATCGGTTCCGTATGCATGCGTCGGAGTTTTACACATCGGATACATGGACGCCGCAGGTCACGATGACGCCCGTCTACATTCAGGAGCATCCGTTGCACGGGTGGTCGTGCGAGGTGGCAGTGACACGCATCGTGCGTGGTGGCACACGGGGTGATGGTTCGTGATAATCTCAGTCGCTGAGCAGCGGGTCATTCGTCTCTGTCGGATTGTCGGGTACGGTCATATTGACGCGCTGTATGTCACGGATGGCGAGCCGTCGCATTTGGTGGGGGAACGCGCGATTGAGTGTCGCATCGATCCTGCGAAGGGCGACTCGCGCTGCGTGGAGCCGTTCGCACTGCAAGAGCCTGAGGCGGATATAGCACTCCACCCCAACGAGGAGCGACTCGTACATCTGATACGCTCTATTCAACGCGGGTTCATCCGCATCGCGGTCAAGGACGGCATCCCCGTCAGCTGGAATTACTATCCTGACCTGCCTTCGCGTGCGGAACTGCGGAGCAAGGCGGTAGAAGAGCTGCTGCTCGCTCCGAAATAGCGAATTCCGCCGTATAATTGGGCGGTGTAGCAGGCGGTGCGCCTGCATCACGCAGGCGCACCGCCTGCTTCGTTAGGGGAGCGGCAGAATGGTAGTCGTGACACTGTCGGATGCGGAGGCGGTCACGCGCGGCTCACGACCTGCAATTCGCGTGGAGGTGCTGCGCACTGGCGAGTGGCTGCACGAGATGGCGCCAGGGGGGCGGCTCGTCATCACGGAACGCGACTTAGACGAAATTGTGCGGAACTTCCGCGATGGCGTGTTCGGGTACGAGCTGCCCGTCAACCTGAACCACATGGACGATTCGACCGACGCGGTCGGGTGGGTGACGGCACTGGAGCGCCAAGGCGAGTCGCTGTACGCGACGATTCGCCCAACCTCCGACGAGATAGTGGAGCGCGTGCGGGACGGTCGCCTGCGGTACGCCAGTGCGGAGCTGGTCGTGCGCGGTCGTGACCCTGAAACGCAGCGCGAGATTACCGCGCTACGCGCGGTCGCACTCACGAACCGACCGTACATCAAGCGCATGAGCCCCGCACAGGTGGTCACGCTATCTGAACGCGCCCGAATCGCAGCATATCAAGGAGGCTACGACACGATGAACACGCAAGCAACCACACTACAGGACGAGATTCGCGATTTGCGAATGCGTCTGTCGGAGCTTGAGGAGCGGCAGTGGGAATCGGACAGGGACTTGCTCCTGTCGGAGTACGAGTATACCGTTCCGCCGTCGATACTGCGCCTCGCACGATTCATCTTCGACACGCTGCGCGGTCGTGTGGTGACGCTGTCGGATGTGCGCTCTGAGCTGCCCGAGTCGAAGATTGTGCGCCTGAGCGAGAACGCACCTTCGGACGCGCGTATCCCCGTCGAGGACTTCGTAATCGCGATATTGGAAGAGGTCTCGCAGATGGTTCCGAATCGCCCGCGCGTGAATTTGTCGGAGCAACCGCTACGCTACACGCTACGCACGGGCGATGAACGCACCACGCGCGAACTCCTTGCACGCGCTGAGCGCATCGCCGCGACTGAGGGCATCACCTACGGCGAGGCAATCAAACGCGCTGCACGCGAGATTTAGGGGGTGACATGAATGCAAGCACATAAGACTCATTTCACGACGACTTTTCGGTACTACGACTTCGACCGCACGCGCCGTGCCGCGATTGCACGGTACACAGCGGTCATCCTGTGGGACGCGCAACACGGCTCGATCCCTGAGCCAGGCATCAACCCCGAAGCGGGGCTAATCGTCTCCGCTGGGAACCCGACGGGGCA